ATGCTGTATGGAATAACAGCAATGAAGACAGGTATCATATTATCGTACACGGTATTAAAAACCCCGTATGGCAACAGCGCATAATTGACAGTTATTTGGCACATAGAAATATCGATCACCGTCTTGCATAAATACTTTGCAAGACAGGAGATGATAACATGGCATTCTCACCAACATTGAGCAAATTTGGCGTACCTCTGCTACCAGGTCAGAGCGGCATAGGCATATTGATGCCTAAGCTGAAATATCGCTTTAGAGTTAGCATGCAGAACTTTGGACCAACTGGTTCTGCATTAGAATTAACACAGCAAGTGATCACAGCAGCTCGTCCTAACATACAACATAACAGGACGGCTATACACAGCTACAACAACGTGATGTACATTCCAAATAAACCGGAATGGCAGAGCTTGGAAATCGTCGTGCGCGATGATGTCACAAGCGGCGTTAGTAGCTTGGTTGCTGCACAGCTACAAAAGCAGATGAACCACTTCGATCAGACCAGCGGGTTCTCTGGCATCAACTACAAATTCGTCACTCAAATTGAAACACTAGACGGCGGTAATGTTGGTACTCTTGAGAATTGGTATTTAGAGGGCTGCTTCCTTGAAACTGTAGCATATGATACCTTTGATTATGCCAGCAGTGATGCGATGCAGATCACGCTTACTATCAGCTACGACAACGCTACGCAGGATAAGACCATAATGCCTGCGCTACAAGCAGCTACAGGGTTCGGGGTACAAGCCGGTTAATACCTTTTAGCGGTACTAATATCTGGATCAAGGCTGTTGAAATCAACAGCCTTTTTTCTTGGATAAATATTTGCATGGCCGCAACTATACCAACAACATCTCCACCCGATGTGTTTAGATCAAGACAACTAGCTAACCATTACTTTGGCGCAGATGCTATGTTCTCGCCGATGCGAGCTATCCCTCGCAGCAAATATATGTTCTATGCAAGGTTTGTTGCAAACCCTGCAGCAGTAACCATAGATCAAGAATTGTCTAGGCTAGGCGATGTCAAAGCTGGTATCAGTTTCAAAATTAAAACAATAGATAAACCAAAGCTTGAGCTAACTACCCAAGAACTTAACCAATATAACAGGAAACGTTATGCGTATACCAAGGTAGAATACCAGCCAGTTACAGTTAGGTTACATGATACAGTAGATAACAAACCACTCACAGTGTGGAAAGAATACTTTACATACTACTTTGGAGATGCTAGGCCCAAGTATCCGATAGCTTTGGATAGCAGCCCGGTTTCTTCAGAATTCCAAGATCAAACCGGTTGGGGTCTACGTCCTATAGCAGAAGAACTTAATTTTTTTGATAAGATAGAGCTGTATGCGTTATTTGGTCAGAAGTATACTAAGACTGAATACATCAAACCAAAAATGACTGGTGTAGATTGGACACAGTACGATAGCAGCAGCAGTGAGCCGGATGAGCTCAGCATGACATTTAAATATGAGGCTTTGCAGTACTATGATGAGGCACCGATAACACCGGAACTTCTTACTTTATTTGGATTTGATGTTGATGCTCCGCCAATAGAGCCGCCTGGTACCCAAAAGTCGTATCTATTAGATGCTACCATAAAAAATACGAACCCATACATGCAGTATAAGCCGCCTACTGGCTATAGTAGCAGTCCGGTACCAAACCCTACTAAATCAAATCTGCGTAGTTTTGGCATGAATCCGCAAGCTTATCTGTCTTATACCAGTTCTACTGTACCGACAGACAGTATAGTATCACAATACATAGACGCTAACGGGTATGGTATAGAAATAGCACAGAATCCTTATCAATCGTATGCTAATGCAGAACGTCCGGGCCAACCCAACATATTTGGTATACCGTTCGGTTCCTTGCCTAATACCACTGTGTTCATCAATAATTTTGCTGCTAGCACTTTTGGAGTGTCTCCGCACATAGCAAGCAGTGCATTACGAGCATTTGGCAGCTTTAATTTTGGCGGCAGATGAAGGATAACTAATGCCATCAGCTACAGACATAATAAAACAGAACATACAGAAGCAGGTTGCTTTAAACAGTGGGCAGCTGAGCATAGTCAGTGCTCAAGGTAGCTTCCAGTATGTTAACAACAGCAATGGTCAACCGCTGCCATCTAGCAACGATGCTGGTAACTTCCAACTGAGTAATGCACCCGCTGTGTACCAAACCAGCATGCAGGCACAAGTATATGATTATGCTAAGGGCTTGTTTGGCGGACGCGATGTACCAAACGAGCTGGTTGAGGTATTGGCTACTATGGCTACTTATTATAGTGTACAGACAGGGCAGCCGGTGTCCTCGCTCTTTAATAAAGGTGTGTTGCTCAACGACTTCATGGCTACCGTCAATACATTACGCAACAATACCAGCCAGATAGGCTATGCTGGCTTAAATTTAACTCCGAATTGGAGTAACAACCCTGTCTTACGTGCTAGTGTTGCAAAAGCCATATCTCCATATGATGCTACAGGACTCTTTAAAGAACGAAGCCAATACGATAAAACTGCTGCCGGATTTACATTCTTTGCTACAGACACAAACACAGTATGGGTCAGAGAGACCGATATTGTTGGTACATGGGTAATTTATGTTGCCACAGAAACAGCGTGGCCGTCATGAGCAAATACAGCCAGCAGTTCTTCGTCGCTAAGAACCCCCAGAAAATCATAGGTAACGCCAAACCTTTCTATAGATCTTCGTGGGAATTGGCAATGATGAGCTTCCTTGACAGCCATCCTAGCGTGATACAGTGGGCTAGCGAGAGCGTAAGCATACCATATAAAAATCCGCTAACCGGACGACAACATACCTACATACCAGACTTTTTGGTGCTATATAAAGACAGAGGCGGCAAGCAACATGCCGAACTTGTAGAAGTAAAACCAAAGAAAGAAGCAATGTTGGAAAATGCTAAGAGCAAGAGAGATAAGGCATTTTTGATGGTTAACCAAGCCAAATGGCAAGCAGCTATGGTATGGTGCGCCAAGAATGGTGTGACATTTCGCCTTATCACAGAAGACGATCTGTTCCAGCAGAAAGGCAAGAGATGAGCACTGGTAGATTCAAGACATTAGCACAGACGTTTGATCTCCCTGATATTGAAGATGATGAGACTGGGACAATGCACACACCTTCTAATGACGACGTGATGGCAGCATTAGGTCAAGCAAAAGATCTAGAAAAACAGTTCAACAAGATGGATCATTACGACACTCATGATAAAGAAATGGATGAGCTGTCTGCGCTTGCTATACAGGCACACAAAGATTTGCAAGATCTTGGGATGAACGTAGAGATACGACATGCCGGTGAGATATTCAGCAGCAGCAGCCAGATGCTAAAGATAGCAGTAGATGCTAAGAACAACAAGGTAGAGAAGAAGCTCAAACTACTTAAATTACAGCTTGATAAGATGAAGATAGATATGTCAGCTAACAAAGATGGTAACAGTGTTGATGGTACAGCAGTGCGGCTTGACCGCAACGAGTTGTTAAAACAGCTAAGACAGATACCTGATGATGATAAATAGAGCTGCATCGGAGTTTCATGGATATGATATCTTTTAAGAAATATATAGCTGAATCAACCGGAGAATATGGTTATGTTTTAAAACTAGCCATGGAGCCCAGTGAAGCGCAGGTCAATACAGTAGAGTCGTTGCTGCGCAATTACCAATTGGTTGATATCAGCAAACCAACAAAGGTCGAAGATGAACGTTTTGACTTCTTCGATGTACCAACCAGGGATGTCTGGACAGTTAAGTTTGTAACAGCGATGCCAGTCAGCAGCTACATCATAATGCAGCACCTAAGAGATGCACTTGACGTATCAGAAAAGTACATCATCGTCCGCACAGCCACCGAACCGGTAGAGCTAGAAGCTGAGGACGAGCGCTTCAAGAATGATGCAGCCGGCGAAGCCAATGAAAAAGGTTTTACTATGGCAAGTCGTCTTAGTACAGACCGACACTACGAAGATGCTGAGCAAACTCCTGTAACAGGTGTATATGGCGACGCCTATAACAAAGAGTTGCTAGCTCATTTAGCTGGCATAAAAGCGTCTCGTAAGAGCGATGAGATAGAACCAGCAGCGCCACTGTTTAGTTGGTTAGACATGAAGAAAGTAACTCCAGCTGAACCAATACAGGATGCTAGCGATTTTAATGCGCACCTTGACACACCCAAGCCAGTTAGCGGCAAAGGATCTGATAAGGCTCCCATTGATACAACTGCTCTTGGTGCACATGGTAACTTTGACGATGGTGCAACACGAAACTTTAAGCTATATCTAGACAAGACAAACCAGCGCCGGGCCATTGTAGCGCCTAGGGCCACTAACAAGCCAAAGAGGTGATACGATGGACATGACAGACATCATCAAGAAGATCCGCACGCTAGCAGAAACTGATGCAGCATGTAACATGACTAACGAGGGCGAGTATTGCCCTGTGCATGGTATGGAAGAATGCTGGTCAGC